AAATGCCTCACCACATATGGGAACCGAGGGTACCAAGTTGGAAAGTACATTGAAGCCCTGACAAAGACAAACCTAATACGGAAAAGTGACCCTGTGTTTGGGGGAGATGGGTCACATCAGGCCATGCTGACTGTAGCTAGGTCCAAGGAGAGTCTTATCAGCGGGGAGTCAAGCCCATTGATCGATGAACTCGAACTAATCTTATGTCAGGCAAGACCCTTGCATGAAGATGTCGAACTATTCGGACTCCAGAAGTTGTCTGGTCATCCTATAGTTAATCCAGAGGCAGGAGGAAAGAAAGTGAGAGAGAACGCAAGAGTGAAGGTAAACTACCACCCTTTTCACATATCACGGGTTAGGAACAATTTCTGTCGCATGTACACTGAGGGATATATCCGTAAAAAATCCGCCTGGCCCCCCTTGGATTTCCGTAATGCTCAAGGAGGGTCTAGTTTGCATCGATTGTATACCCTGAATGAGCTCAACATCACCCCTTTCAGTTATCCACTATCTGACTGGAATAATGTGAGATTCAAGAAGAATCAGGAGTTTAATTACTTTCCAAATTTCACTGACCTTATGGATGATAAGTCTATATCTCTATATCGGGATGAATTCACCGCTACATGGGATAAGTCTAAGAAGACTCGTAGTCATAAGAGACTATTATTGGAGATGCTATCACGTCCTGAAATCTCTATCAGACAAATAGTGAATAGGGTATGCTCAGGTGATATCCCGTTTAGTTGGCTGATTGTGTCCTTGTACCCTAAGGAGAGGGAATTCAAAGAGGAACCAAGATTGTTTGGCATGATGGTCTTTGAGATGAGAGCTTTCTTTACAGCTACTGAGGCAAACTTAGCGGAGTCAATATTCCCATGTCTCCCACCACAGACCATGACCTTGACTAAGATAGAGACACAGGAACTATTCTTCAATGTGACCCAGAGTAGAGATGATGAAACCTATGTTAAGTTATACAATGAGTTTGATCTTGCAGGATGGAATGGTCGATTCCATGCTGAGGTGGTGGATCCGATTGGTCAGGACATTGAGGACATATTTGATATGCCGGGTTGCTATTCTGTAATCCATCATTTTTTTGATAAGAGTATAATGTCTCTCAGATTAAGGGATTGTAAACCCTTATATGCTCATAGAGCAGAGGTCCCAGGGATGTTCACCAGATTCTTTGAATCCGATCTATTATGGCCAGAACACAGTGCTGGGATAGAAGGATTATGTCAAAAACTGTGGACATGCCCCACTTACAGTATGTTTGATCTTGCTATGCAAACCTATGGCTTGAAGTATCACCTCATAGGGCAGGCCGACAATCAGATATCTGTTGCTGATGTTCCGATCCCCATGGGTCAAGATGTGCAGTCATATCTGGTCCAGATTGCAGATAACATTGATAAAGAAGCCCAAAAGGAATGCAATCAGCTTAATCATGAGCTAAACCTGGATGAGTGTATACATTCAACTGAGGTCTTAACCTATAGCAAAGATGTGTACATAGGAGGATCTGACTATCATACCTCTGTTAAGGCTCTCAGCCGGGTATTTCCCCATAGCGCCTCGGACTTTCCTTCCGTATACAATAGTGTTAGTGCTATCACAGGCCAATGCCTAGCAGCTGCTGAGAGGGTGAAGGACCCTTATAGGTTATATGGGGTGGCACTATTTCATGTGAGTTTATACCTCAGAGGACTTAAGAAGCGCTTGCCAGTAGAGTCATTGTATCTGACGAAAACAACTCTCTCTAAGCTGACATCCAATATGGTCAGGACATTGTTAATGTACCCAGGTGAACTCGGGGGATTACCTATTCCTCATTACATGGGATTTCTATATAAAGGTGGGGATGACCCACTGGGAAAGGCACTGGCTTCTCTGAAACTGATGGGAGATGGATCTCCTCTAGCGAGGAGAGTAATATTTTCATTACATAAAGGAAGATGGATGGATA